AAATCTTCTATGAGAGCCTTTTCCACCTTTTATTTCGATGAAACCATTTCTCTTCAAAAATCTAATCATTTCTTTTGAATTCATTGGCATCCTTACCACCTCGAATATATTATACATCAAAATACGTATAAAGTCAACGATTTTTTTTATCACAGTTATTATATTTAGTTGTAATTGTCCTATAAATAATTTACTTCTTCTTATTTCTGGCTTTTCGTCCTCTTTTCTTGCTAGAACTCTTGCTGCTTCTACCTTTTCCGCCTTTAGATTTAGCCTGTTTTTCTGCTTCTTTTTGCCGTTGTTCCTCTTTAGTTTGATTAATTGCATTCTGCTCGGCGTTTTCTCTTGCTCCAAGTTTCATAGCATTGATTTCACAAGCGTAGTCGCCAGTTATGTTATGCGTTACTTTATCTATAACATACTTTCCTTCAAATTTTCCCCAACTCTCATCTAGTTCTATTATTGCTCCTGCCAAGTATTTAGTATTTCCATCAACATTTAAAGTTATCTGATATTCCTGTTTCATATTCTCTTTTAATGTTTTTTCGGCTACTTTCTTGGCTGTACTTTTCCCTTTTGTCTTAATTTTTAAAGTTTTTTCTTTTTTACTTCTGCCTTTTTTACCTTCAGCTTTATTTTTTAACTTCTCTTTCGATTCCTTAACTGTTTTTCCTTTTTTGGAGGAATTTTTACTTCCTGTTTTTTTACTTTTTTCCTTTTTAAAAGACGCGTAGCTCATTTTTTTTACCTCTTATTTTTTCTTGGATTTAACCTTTTTACTAGACTTCTTGTTTTTAGAAGACTTGCTACTGTTCTTTGATTTTTTATTTTCTGATGATTTTTCTTCTGAGCTTTCAGTTGTAACTTGATTACGTTTTTCAAGCTCTTTTTTTGTAATAATTTCCTTAATAACTTTTTTCTTATCAGGATCATAATATGAAACTTCAACATTATCATAAATTTCCTTATTTTTCTTTTTCAAGCTGAAACTTCTGATTCTCTCATCATTAATATTAAAAATCTCAACAGTATCATTCTTTTCCATTTCTTCGTCATCAAAAATGATTATCTTGTCATCAGACACTTTCATATTCAGTCCTGTTTCCTTGACAACTCTGTTAATAAAAGCCAAATCTGTTTCTTGATTCTGATCTAGCCTTTCAAAAAACTCATCATCTGCATATATTTCCGCATTCATTTCATGCTTATTTGCAATCTGTGTAACAAGCTCTTTTAAAGTTATCCTTTCCCAAGCAACACTATTCTTTTGGTCTCTAATATTTTGGTCTAACGGTAAAGCCAAGCATTTCAGATTAAGCCTATTATTTTCAAATGTCGGCTCATCCACATAAAAAGTTCCCAAATCCAAAAAATTAGTTTCATTTTCTTTTTCTTCGTGGATTCCTACAAGAAGCTGAGCGTTCTCGTCAGGATACCATTCTTTAAGCCAGCGATAATCTAAATTTTCAAGTTCCAGCTCCAAGTCATCTATTGCGTTCTTAGAGTTATCAGTATAGTTTAGAGATGAAATAGAATGGGCTATCTCATCAGAAATATCAACTTTATTAAAAATAACAATTACTCTTATATTCCTAGCAAAAGCCACTTCTATTCACCTCTTTTCCAAGGCGGCAAACGCTCATCGTTATCATTTTCTTCATCAGTAATTTCAGGAATAATAATAGGAATATTGGCATCGAAAATGGCAATGTCAATTAATCTTAAATTGTTTCTTATCAAATCATGGAAGTACCCTTCACTTCCATAAACTTTGTAAGAAATTAAGTCCCAAGTGTCGCCTGAAACTGTTCTATACACTTTTACCTTTGCCATTATCCAAATGCCGTCCTTTCTCTTTTGTTTATATCTCCTGCTATTACTTTCCTTACAATTCTTTCAACTTCCGATGGATTTCCACCATTTACATTTATAGTGATTGAATAATTATTTCCGCTATAAGAATTGCCACCTTTTAAATTACTTACTCTGTCTCTTAAATTAGCAACTTTATCCCTCAAGGTGCTTCTAGTTTGAGAATTATTAAGTATTCTTGTACCTTTCGGAAGATTCAAAAGCATTTCACTTTCAGCTAGAAAGGCTGGTTTGCCTGGTATCTGAATTAATTCTGCTCCACGTTCTGCAACAGTCGTTAATCCACCTTGCCAGTAGTTTGTTCCAGCTGCGTTTTTTCCAAAAAGTCCTCCTATTAATGGCAAACTTTGTGCTTTCTCTTTAATTGCATCAAATTTATCGGTGAAGAATTTTACCACTCCGTTTAGTATTCCTTTTACACCTTCAATCATTCCTGAAAATCCGCTTTTGATTCCGTCCCAAACTCCTATTGCAACAGTTTTTATTGCATTCCAAGCTGTAGAGAAAGTTGTCTGAACTCCCATTACGCCTGATTTTAATCCATTCCACAATACTAACGCTGCCGCTTTGATTGCATTCCATACTGCTTTAGCTACAATACCTATCGTTTTAAATATCGCCTTCCATATTGCTATATTCGTTTTTATGTATGCTGATATTACTGTTAGAACAACACTTACAACCGCTTTTATTCCGTTCCAGATGGTTTTGAATACAATAGCAACTCCTTTGAATATTGCTTTCCATATTGCAACATATATCCTTATATATGCAGCAATCCCTGAAATAACAGCCATTACTACTGGCTTAATTTCTTGCCAGACTTGCTTTATAAAATTTCCTACAGCTCTAAAAATAGCGTTTACTCCATTCCTGAACCATGAACATTTATTATAAAGTACTACTAAAACCACAACAACAGCTACTATAGCCGCTATTATTACTCCAACAGGATTTGCCATAAAAGCAACTTTCAAAGCTACTCCAACAGCTCTTACTGCTCCAATAGCTTTCTGTGCTCCTGTTGCTAAAAGTTGCATTCCTTTAGCCGCTCCTTGAACCGCCATTCCACCAACAGCCTTTGCTCCTGAACCAATTGCTTTCGCACCTTTTATAGCACCACTTCCAACAAATTTAGCACCTTTGACTATTCCGCTACCTGCTACTTTTGCAACTTTTCCTGTTGCCTGCACTCCTTTTACTAATCCTTTTCCAAGTGTTTTTCCTATTTTTAATCCAGATTGTCCTAATTTTTTTAATCCGCTTCCAACTTTGGATAATGTTGGAAACGCTGTTTTAAATCCTTCTGCAAAACTTCCAGCCGCTTTAAATTTATCGAATATTAACATCCCTTTAGATATACCGCTAAACAAAGGGGCAAAACCTTTTGTCAATCCGCCAAGTCCTATTTTAAATGCTGCAAATCCTGCCACTGATTTCATAATTCCCGCTGCTAATTGTGGATTTTTCTGAATAAATTGAGAAACTTTATCTATTAAAGGACTCAACTTTTCTAATGCTCCAGTAATTGTTGGCATTAAAGCATTACCTAGATCTCCCATCGAATTAACTACTTTGTTCTTAGCCATCAACATTTTATTCAAAGGAGTATCCATTCTCTTGTCGTATTCTACATTAACAGCATCCTTTCCAAATCCTACTTTTGCTTCTTTTAGATTTTTTTTAACCTTATCAAGATTATTTACCATATCTTGAACAGATGACTTCGCTTCCTCTCCAAAGATTGTAGAAATTAATGCTCCTTGTTCAGCTGGATTTGCTTCCTTTATTTTCTGAAGCACTCTCAAAATAGTACCTTCACCATCTCTCTGCATGTCTACAGCTAATTTATTGACATCTAATCCTATGCTTTTGAAAGCATTTGTTGCTTTTTTAGAAGTTGCACTACCTTTAGTTAAAGCTCCAAAGAAATTTTTAAGTCCTGTTGCAGCTTGTTCTGGAGTTTTATTAAAAGACACCAAAGTTGCTGATAATCCTAATAATGCTGAATTTGATACACCATCTCCTTTTGCAATCCCGCCGACTCTACCTGATATTTCTGTCAATTCAGCTGCACGTGAAGCACTATGATCCGACATATGGTTGATAGCATTAGAATATGCAAACAACTCTTCCTTTCCTAAACCTAGTTGTTCTTTTGTCTTAGCTAAAAAATTTCCAGCTGCTGCTGCATCTATATCAAATGCAACAGCAATTTTATTTGCCTGTTCAGTATATTCTACTAAATCCTTTTCTTGTATTCCTGACTGTGCCAAAGCTCCAGCCATTTCAAACACTTTGGCTTGAGATAAAGCTGACCTTTCCGAAATATTTCTAAGTTTTCCATAATATTTTTCAGCACCGTCTACCATTTTTTTTAAATCAGCTTGACTTTCTTGGGTATCAAGAGCAATCTTTACAGGAACAGTTAAAGCTCCTGCTATTCCCAAACCTTGCTTCAGCTGTTTATCTCCAAAGTCTCTCATTTTCCCAACAGTTTCTTGTCTAGCATCGTATCTTTTTTGAGCTTCTTTCAGTTTGTTCATTTTTTCGATTTCTTTTTCAACTTCCTGAACCTTGCTTCTGTAGTTAGATAAACTAGCGCCTTCCGCTTCTATCTTACTTCTTGCAGCTTCAAACACATGTTGCTGTCGTTCTTTTTGCTTATTCAATTTTCCAACATTTTTTTCTGCCTGTTCTATTTCCTTAGCCAGTTGTTTATTACTACTTCCAGTTCTTTCATATTCGGCTTTCAATTTTTGCAAATGTTCAGCTGCTTTCTTATATTCTGAATTAATTTTATTTAATCCTTCACGAGCCTTATCCATATTTTGAAACGCTCTTTGTGCTTTTTCCATACTTTTTATTTTTTTTTCAAATTCCTTGACTGATTTTGTTGTATTTTTTAAAGCATTTGCAACTTGGCTCATCCCATTTATAGCACCAGCAACAG